ATACATTCGATATTTGATTGGGTCGTTTCTATACTTTCTCTTTTCTGCTTCAACATAGTCTGCTCCTAAATGTGGGTTATCCTCCATAGTTGATCTAAGAAGGAGTGGATCTTGAATAGTAAGAAGCGGCAATGCTTCGGGCAGGTTTAGGAATGTCTAACCCCACATATACGGGGCACTGGTTAGTTGATAACCTCGCGGATATTCACCAGGAAGCGGAAGCCACAAATCTTCTTACTATTCAAGATCCACTCCTTCTTAGATCAACTATGGAGGATAACCCACATTTAGGAGCAGACTATGTTGAAGCAGAAAAGAGAAAGTATAGAAACGACCCAATCAAATATCGAATGTATATCCTTGGAGAGGACGGGCTTGATGTTGACGGCCGCCCTGTTTTTGGGGATGTGTTTAAGTCTGAACTTCATACTTCTAATGCTTTAATATATAACCCATTTACCACACTAACTGTGGGTCTAGACTTTGGTTGGCACCGTCCCGCTGCTATTTTTATGCAGATGGATAAATCGGGATGTATAAACGTGCTTGGAGAATTAATGGGGCAGGAAGAAACTGCCGAGGAATTTGGGATGAGGGTTAAAGATTATGTTCAACAGGTGTTCCCAGAGATCAAGGAAATCGAATATTACGGAGACCCCGCCGGGGCCCAGAAGACTGATAAAGGCGATCCGACAATTTCTATCCTCGCACGAATGGGAATTCGTGTTGGTTACAGGTTTTTACCTATTGATCCCGGTCTTAATCTTATTCGTAGTTTGCTTGGAACTATGCGTAGGGGTAGGCCGCGCCTTGTATACAACATTCAACGATGCCCAATTATCATTAAGGCAAAAATTGGTGGATACCATTATAAACAAGGCAGGGGAGGTATGACATCTCCCAAGCCAAATAAAGACGGATTTTATGAGCATCTCCAGGATGCTGAGAGATATGCTCTAACTAATCTGTGTGGCGTGTATAGCGACTCAGATGACGGAAAGGATAAACAGTGGCCAAAATACGCGAAAGGTATGGAAAGGAAAACGACATGGAATTCAATAAGTTAAGTAGAAAAGAATTAGTTCGAGTTGGTATGATCCTCCTAAATGATATCCATGATGAATACAAACATGGCTGGATGGAGGAAACTACCAGAGAAGCATTCGCTGGTGTACAAGCGGCTTTAAGAGAGCTAGGTAGACCACGCCGGTTAAAACCTAAGGAGAAAAGTAATGGAAAGTCTGTGGAATGTATCGGGGGACCAGGGAGCTGAACAAGAGCCCTCGTTAATAGACCCCCAAAATTATGCTAAGACAAATAAAGTGGCCGATAGAGCTAGGGATGAAATCTGTGCTCTACTTCCATCTATTAGGGCTCAAAGAGCTACGATAGAAGAACGATGGAATCGCTTAGATAAGTTATGGCAGGGAAAACATGAGGTTCGCCTATATAATGGCCAATCCGACGTATACGTTCCAATGGCGCGTAAAGTGGTCGAGACACATATCTCCCACGCTGTTACGCAAATCTTCCCCGCCAACCAACTATTCTTTATAGAGGGTATTAGCCCACCCCAACAGTTAAAGATACAACATAGAGCCCAAGTTGCTGCCCTTATCGAACATGACATTGAGCAAGCCAAAATAAAACAATGGATGCCTATGTTTTTGCGGCAGGGGTTCATTAAGGGCTGTTCTGTTATTAAGAACCACTGGAAAATAAATCGCTCTACCAATTATAAGAAGAAAGAGGTAGAAGGATTCCTGGGCGAGAAAACCCTCACGGTTGAGCCAACAACCGTGAACCTATACGAAGGTCCTACTTTCGACATTGTAGACCTCTATAGATGGCATATCCACCCAATTACGGCCAAATCTATCGACGATGCTAGGATTATCTTTGAGGATCTGGACGTAGATTGGACCCATCTAAAGTCTATGGAAAGGGCTGGGGTATACTCAGGTGTGGATAGAATCAAGGAATTGGCCAATCAAAGTGAGGGAACGGTGGCGTCTAACAGAAATAGGCGCACCGAATCTGATGGTTATACAGTAGAAGATCAAATTAAGGAGAATCGCTATCGTCTAACCGAGATCTGGGGCAAATTTGATCTCTATGGAACTGGTGAAGTTATTCCATGTAAGATTGTAGTAGTAGCCAATGTGATTCTAGAGATCCGGCAGAACCCATTCTTCCACCAACGGCCTCCATATAGGGCCTGGAGAGTAACAGATCGTATAGATAACTTCTACGGACAGGGTATTTTAGAGAATATTGAGAGTTTACAGTATGTTTTCAATGCCATGATAAACCAGGGTGTGGACAACGCAAACTGGCAAATGAACCCTCTAATCGTGGTAAATAAGGCCCAATTAGCCTCAAATCCCTCAGATCTAGCTATTGCTCCAAGAGCCTTTATTTATACTTGGGCAGACCCATCACAAACGATCCACTTCGAGAGACCCCCCGAAACCTACCAAATCGCCTTTAATGTAGCCAATCTAATCTCTGGAATGCTCCAGGATATTGGCGGGGCTCCTCCAGTTATGCAGGGGAAGGCTGGATCTCGGGGGCAGACAGCAACAGAAGCCTCAATCCTACAGGAAGGTGCAGGAGCTTTTACAAATATTGTGGCGACAAAGATCGAGGCAGAAGTTCTCTCACCAATGCTACAAGATTTTTACATGCTAGAGCAACAGTTTAGAAGCGAATCAACTTATGTTAAGATAACGGGACAACCTCCTGTGCAGATTTCACCGGCAGATATTGTAGGAGATTATATGTTTAACTGGCACGTATCGACAGAAGCACAACAAAGAATTATGATGCTTGCCCAGGGAGTTCAACCAGGACAGGGTTTGCAAGCAATGCAACCTCAAGGTCAGGGAGGTCCAGGAGCTGGAGGAGAAGGAGGACTTCCCCCCGAGGTAGCAGCAATGATGGGTGGAGGATAAATGAACGAAGATCAGGTAGCAATGGTGACACGAGGAATTGGTAGCGATTTTTGGAAGTGGTATGTCGAAGAAGTTTTAGAGCCAGAGTATACAGTGGCTCGAAATGTTCTCCTTAAAGGTGAGCCCATTAAATCTAGTGAAGAATTAGGGAAACAATCCTTCTATAAAGGCGTTATCTATGTCCTTGAAAGAATTAGAAAAAATCCAGAGACCTGGCTTGAGCTACGTTAAGAAAATTTTTTTCTTGCATAAATGCAGATTTATGTTTAAACTTAACCCCGATACGGTTACATATCGTATATCTAGTGGTCGCAACCACTCTAAAAAGCGATACAGCCCACCAAGGGGCGTTCATCTTGGATCGAACTAGCGATAACTAGGCAGAAAGGAGAGCGTAATGACTGAATTTGAAGAGGGTAAACCCCCCGAAGAAGAAGTCTCTGCTGAAGCTCCAGTAGAACAAGTAGCTGAAGAATCTCAACCTGTAGAAGAGGGAATCCCGCAATGGAGATTTAACGAGGTTAATCAGGCTAGGAAAGATGCTGAAGAAAGAGCTAGTATGTATGAACAGGCCCTAAAAAGGACTCAAAAACGACCGGCTCCTCAACAGCAACAACCCGTAAGAAGCCAGGAATCCGATGACCAGAAATGGCTCAGAGACGCACTTAATCCTGTGCTTGAGGAATATGTTGGCCCACTCAGAACCGAAATGCAGTCTGTTTTAGATAAACAGGTTGGACAAGAATTCTGGAGTAAGTGGGGGGATAAAGTTCCTCAAGACGTGATGGAGAGCGTTGAAGAAGATTTGTCTGCCGCAAGACGATCTGGACAGGCTCCTGGCGTAAATCGGGAACACCTTCTCGACTATCATCTTGGAAAATATCATCGCAATGATCTATTGAATAGATCTAATGTGGCGGTTACGACCCAACAGAAAGTTGAGGAAGCAAACAAGGTGGCGGTTGTAGAAAGTGGTTCTACAACTACTGAACCACCGGATAAGAAAATCGAAGACATGAGTGCTTCAGAACTTCTAGAAAAATATGGTGGCCTTACGTTTGATAGCGACTAGCTTTAATCGTAGCCATTATAGAGAAGTTTTGGGCCAAAGGAGGCCGTAATGGCTACTACTCTGTCAACTACAGGAACTCCGCCAGATGCGTTTAGTTCCACTATAGTTGACGCATTTATAAAGAAAAGGATTCTTGAACACGGTCAAAGCGAATATAAATTTCGTGATGCCGCAAGTAAAGATCCATTACCCGCCGGAAACGGCACAAACATTAAATTCATCCGATACAAGCGATTGGTGCTTCCTGGCACATTGACTGAAGGTGTTGCACCTGCGGCAGATGTGTTGGAGGTCGAGACTATTACGGGCCAATGTGTCCAGCGTGGTCAAGTCGTTCAGATCTCTGACGTATTGGAACTAACCATGTGGCACCCCGTAGTTCGAAAGGCTATGGAAGAATTAGCTGAAGGTGCTGCTAGAAAAGACGATCAAATCATCCAAAACGTGCTTTTGGGTGCTACTAACGTCTTTTATTCTGATAACGGTTCAGCAACTGGTGCTGGTGCTACCGCTGGTAGGGCTGGACTAACACTAGCCGCTGGTGATAAAATGGCTACCGGGATGCTCCAGAAAGCTATTGCTGTTCTGGAAACTGGTGCTGATGGTGGCGTCGATGGTGGCGCAAAACCATACTCTAATGGATTCTTCAAAGGAATTCTACATCGTAAACATGAACTGGATCTTCTGAATGATACAGTTTGGACAGCGATGGCTAATCGACAGGACAAAGGTGCTTTGGAAAAAGCATCAATCGTTAAGTGGAATCGAGTAGATTTTTCAACTACGAACTTTGGCCCTGAATTCACTAAAGAAGTAATTAACCCCACATTGACTGGCGATACTGGTGGTACAGGTTCCCTGTATACTGCTGGAGTAGACATCAACTGGGGTTGTACAAAAACCCACAAGAAGCGCGGCTTTGAAGAAGTTATCGACGTTACAGATAATGATACTCAAGGTGGTACTGAAGAATCTCTTGGCGGTTCCAATACTGGGGCTACCATTGATCTTACCGCTTTTGTAGGTACTGGATATACTATCAATGTATATACAGCCGATGATGTAGCAGGAGCAAATGCTCCAAAATTGCTACATGAGAAACTGGACCCTGACGTTCTAACTGGCACAGCTTTGACTGCTGTCAGAATTAGTAGAGCAGATGCAACTGCAAGAATTCAGCCTACTGCACCTGCAACGGGCGAAACTGTATATACTAGTTACATTCTGGGCTCTGATTCTTATTCCGTGGTTGATCTTGATAGTCTCAAAACTCTCACAACCAAAGGTGCCAGCAAAAGTGATCCCTTGGATCAAGTCAGAACAATGGGTACTAAATTCTTCGATACAGCAATGATTTTGAACAATGCGTTCTTAGTCAGAATCGAAGCAGTTAGCTCCTTCTAACCTAGAGTAGGGGGGGAAACCCCCCTACTTCATTTAACGGAGAAAAAATGTCAGATTACAAAAAGGTAAACATCGACCCAGATGAATACAAAGAACCAGAACCCAGTAAACCGGGTAATGTAGTTAAGAGTGAGACCAAAGAATGGCCTCCCCAAGTCGGTATCTGGAAAGATCCTCAACGACAAAAATCTTTGCTTAAACTCAGACTCAACCCGGCTGAAGAACTGGTTGATTGCTTTATTCCTGAACCAGGCTTTATTGCTAACGGCGTAGGTATAATGGGCAGACAATTACTACCCAAGGGACTTTTGAATGATATTCTATCAACAATGGGTATTGCCGCAGAACATGAGACAGTATTCCGCATGGGAGGAAAGGAAAAATCGACGTTTTTAGGGAATTTTAAGGGGTAGTAAATGGCAATATTAACCATGACCCGTGACCAGATAGTCACTCAGGGTCTAGAGTTAGGCGGAAACACCGCCATAACTGATCTAACTAATAGTTTTTTAGATCTCTTTCTTGATACCCTAGCCAGAGCAAAAGATTTTGAAAGCCTCGTAAAAGAGGCTTCAATCTCTGCTGCTGCTGGTAATGAAGAAGTTACTATTGGCCAAGCTGATTATAGGTCGATTAAAACCCTCCATTTAGATGGGGATGACCAACCCTTAATCCAAGAAGACCATACCATAATCTGGAGAAAGCTCAGAGTAGATAAGGAAAATGGTCAAACAGGAATCCCCACACATTTTGCCATAAACCCAGTAGGGGACAAGATTCTTCTTTACCCAGTCCCCAAAAATGCTGAAACCGGCAAAATTCTATACTACTCAATCCCTGATTCTCTAGCAGGTGATGATACCCCCTTTGTAAAAGATGCGAATATATTAGTTAGTGCCGTTGCAGATTTTGCGGCAATGTATGATCGTGACACTATGCAGCAAATTATCACTAGAAACGTAGCAATGGCTATGGGTATAGGCATGACATCAATAGACGATCATGGAAGATCCAGGATGAAACAACTCAAGTTTGAACCGACCGTGTATAAGATCTGGAGGGGAGACGGTTAGTGGCTAAAGTAGGACAAAAGCAAATACAGTTTAGAAAATTTAAAGGGATAAACCTAAATGTGGACTCTCGGGTTGAAGCACCTACAGCATGGAAAAGACTGCAAAACCTATACCAAAAGATTCCTGGAAAACTCCAAAAAAGGCCGGGATCTGTAAACCTAGAATATTATTGGTATCTAGATTGGAGAATGGAAGAAGCGGGCGCTGTTACTGGGGCAATCCCAATTTTACATATGGCCGGTAATGAAGCAAAAAGTATAATATTTGATATGTGGGACTTTGGTGATGATGGCCGTATTGGGGGTGAGGGAGGTTACGCAGATAGTTATATTGGGACATTGCCAGAGAATAATGTAACAGAATATGTTAGAAGAATTACATCTATTGGTGCTGTACCAGTACATGGTCACGATAGAGATGTTATAATTGGGGCCGCCAGTTTTGGTGGGAGAGATAAACTTTGGTATTTAAGACACCAGGCTAATGATGACTCCAAAAAAGGAATCCATATAATGGAATGGTGCCCCGAAACATTTTGGGGTAATGGTAGAGATTGGTTCTTTACACCAGCGATTAATATGAATTCTAGTTCTATATCTTACAACGCAGCGAGTGGAAGTAGAAGTGGTCCAGTTATAAGTAAAAGGGCATTTGGTGGAACCATGTACTTCAATACCCCAGGCCAACTGATTACACATACTAATAAGCAAGATGGAGCGATTGTTGGCTATGCAACAGATCAATTAGGAATACTCCAAGTTATTTATGACCAAACTAAAGCATCTTGGTTAGGAAATGCCCATGAGGATATATTTACGAGAGCAATTAATGGTGGGTATAATTCAGAAGGTCTTCCAACACCAGATACTGACAATGACCCCACAATTTATTGGAGCCCATACGGGCCTAGTACAGATAATACAAAAGGATCAGTAGAACTAAAATGTGTCCCTGCTTATTTTTGTGGAGGAACAAAAGAACAAGATCTAGATGCAGAAGAGGCGTCAGCAGCGCCAGGAACAGATGCTGAACTGGTTTGGCAACACGCATTAAATGATGGGGCCAACCCTGAAATGAGAATATTCGTGTATATGGGTGTTCAATCAATGTGTGAGTTTAAGAATTCTCTTGTTATTGGAGGATTCGCACGGTATCGGCCCTTTGTAGATGCTAATGAAGAGGGATACTTAGGAGGCGCTTTTGAGGGGCCGAATTATATAGCCTTTTCTGAATCTAGAAATAGTCATATGTTTCACCCAGGCGCAGTAATTAGAATCGGAGCAAATAAACAGGAACCTGTAACTGCCATGGGGCGTATATCCTCCCCATCAGATTCAGAAGGAATTAATTCTCAATTAGCCATTTTCACTAGTAGAAAAGTAGTCGTATTTAACGGACTACCTCCACAAGGAGCTGTAATCGAGAATATTAGTGGTTTTGGCCCAACGGATGAGTCAAACCAATTTGCTGCATCATTGAACTTTGATGTTGGCACAACAGCACAAAGATCTGTAGTTGAAACTCCTTATGGTCTAGTCTTTTTAGGGACAGACGGAGTTGTTTATGTATTAAGGGGTGCAGAAAAGCCCCAACCTATAGGCAGGGCAATTCAGCCTATTCTGCGAGGATTAGCAGGAGAATCCATGCGGAGGGCTGTGGGATACTTTGATAAAGGATTTTATAAACTAATTGTTCCAGATATTCCAGCCGGAAATACTGAGGATATGATAACTCAATTTAATCCGCCAGCAACTACTAATTCTCAAATGCTATCTTCGAGTATGTTCGCTACCAACACCGTAAATATAGTGTCCTCCACATTTTTTACGGGAAGTTCTTTAGGAGCATTTATACCTTCTAGTTTGGAACATATATATCTACAAGGTAGTGCTTCGGATTCACTGGGTATGGGGGGAATGCCCCCGTTAGTAGCCAGTGCTTATGCAGTAGCGGGAACAGTCGATGTTCCAGCAGCAATTCCTTCTCCGGGCCAAACTTTAATAGATTTTTTCACAGAAAACATCTTTGGAAGCCATATTAAACCACCATCCATAGCTTTGTATCAAAAACCCTCAAGTCCAGTAAAACAGTATTGGGCTGATCTAAGATATTTAACTCCTGGGGCATACGATGAAGGTGCTGCATGGAGTGGTCCCCATGATGGACAATCTATTAGTGATGTAGTAGTAGCTAAAGGTAGTTCTAATAGGCGAGAAGTATATGCAGTAGATGGGGGCACCAATAAAATTGATATTTTACAACTATCTTTAGAAGATGAAACGACTGATTATCAACATGGCCATCCTCTTGATGGGTATACACCAGGAGTAGATATTGCTATTAAGGCAATCTCCCCAGACATGGATATGCAGGATGCACATATAGATAAGTTATATCAGGGTTTGGAACTGGGTGTAGGAGTAGATAAACCAACACTTGTGAGAACAACCGTATCTGCATTATCTCCTGGTGGGTGTTCAAAATCTGGAGATGGACATTTAGAAACAATAAGTCCTTGTGGACTAACTTGGAGCTTTGAACTAGGAGCCCCCCACTCACAATGGTCAGATCCAGGAGATTTTGAACTTTATTGTGTAGGACCTGCAAATAGACTACAAGGTAGAGTATTTTCAGTTACTATTGAAGAAGACTCTGATGCAAAAGTAACTTTTTCAGATCTTACTGTTAAATTAACAGCAAAAAATAGACGATGTACTTTAATTAATTCTAGCTAGGAAAATATGTCAGTACCAACTTATCCAGGTGATCTTAACCCCGGAGATCCGGCGACAATGACAACAACGACACCGAAAAACTATAGTATAGCAGATAGGTTTTTGCCTATATTCCGACACCTTAATCCAGTAATGGTTGGTCCTTCTGAAAGTGCCCTTGGAATTGGGCTTACCGACGACAATTTTCCGAATGAATCTATACAACCCGAAAAAGTTACCGGCTTTGCTTGTGTAAAAGATGCTGGAGGAAGTTCTCAAGTATTTAATAGAATTCTACAATTTACGGGAAATGGAGCCCTACCCCATAGCGGTACCGCATATTGTTTAGGATACGGAAGTACTTTTGATCTAACTCCTGTAAATACTGGACAAGAAACGGAGACTATTTCTTACAATATTAATCCAGTAGGAGCGACAATTTTTAGAACAAATAATGTAGAGCCTGTTGGCGCTGGCGAAGAACTTGTTACAGTAAACAAGTTTACCTTCTCAGTACATGGACAAATTATTTATCTAATTAGTGGAGATAGTGCCGACACGGATACCTATACCACTATAAAACATGATGCAGTAACATCGAGAGGTATTAGTTTAGACCGTGGAGCTACTTCAACATTAAAACCGTATCACGCTACGGGGTTTATATCAATTTTAGATATTACCACGGTGGGTAGCGTAAACACCTTAGCTACCACACGATACTATGAGATAGGAGAATAGTATGGCAGGCGTACCAGAATACCCAGGAGATATAGTGAATGGTCAGGCAGCACTAGCTAATGATGTTAATGTTAGATCACGAGGACTATTTGAAAACCTTAATCCTTCAGTTATAAATGGATCTGGAATAATTGATGCTAATATTCCTCCTGCTGGACTAGCGCCAACACTTTTTAAAGGAGGTGCTGTTACTACCGGTGGGATAGTAACTTTAAATGAAACAACTCCGGCCTCGATTCAAACAATAAAGGCTAATGTTTCTTTTGAAGAACCTGTAATTTATACACCACAATATATTACTGGGTCAGCAACAACTACGATAGATGTTAGTACAGGGAATGTATTTGTGGTTGACTTTACCGCAGCCGGTGCGGCTATTAATACCTTTGATCCGGGAGATAATAATCTACTTGGACAAGTTATTTACATAAAATCAGAACATGATCTTGATGGACAATCCTATTTGAATCAACAAACTTCGGGAAAAACCTGGACGACTGATATAGGTATAGGAGGAATTTTTCCTTCGACACCGACTAATAACATCTGGTCGAAGTCTGATACCGCAACACTAGCATTAGCCAATGACGCCTTTTTTTGTTTTGTAAATATAGATAATACTGGAGTAAGACCGATAGCAACCGGCACTAACACCGAAAATTTTACTGTTACTCCATCCGACACTTTAAGTATCACGACCGGTGGCGGTACGGTGGTCTGGTCGCATGGCTCTACAGGAGCTTTGAGTGCTTCAGCTCTTTGTGACGCATTAAATGGTGACGTCTCTAAACCAGTTAGTGCGTTAGCGGTTCCTACACCTGGTGCGGCCACAACAATTAGTATTTATGGAGCGGGCGTAACATATAATGTATATAACCAGCCAATTCTAAATATTATACAGTGTAATGCTGCTGGTGGTCTTCAAGCCATTTTAGGTTTGCCCACAGATTTAAAAACTGCGGTAGTTGGGTCCTTGTGGGTTCAAATAGGAAAAGGAACATCAATATAATGGCAAATGAAAGAACACCTTTTTGGCCCGAATCTGATATTGCTTTAACAAACGGCACTGATAATCTCCTTGGATCTGTAGAGGATACATCAGGAGTCCAAAAGAAATGGAACTTTAACGTCAGAGTTGAGCCAGCTTTTGCAGCATTAGACCCATCCCATACCGGGCCTACATCTACTATTTTATCAATGACTTTTGATACAGAACATGCTGCGGCATTACCTACAATAACTGTAAATGAAAACATAGTAGGTCTTCCCCCAGTCGGCCAATTAATTCTTGAAGAGGGTGTAGGAGGAAAAGAAGAACTTGTTACTTATAAATCTATAAGTGGTAAAGTTTTTACTTTGTATGCACCAACAACTATTTTACACGCTGACGATGCTGTATTAGCCCATGTTCATATTGCCGGAATACATGAAGACATGTTTCATAGCAATGGTCTTAGTCCACTAAAAATAGATGGGAATGCGTTACATAAAGGGCCTACTAATACTCTCCAAAAAGTTAATGCTAAAGTTCGTTTTACCAAGGCTGTTGCTTTAGGAGGGTATAAATTTTGTGTATCAAGTGAAGAAGACACCGCAACCACACCAGACGTGGCTGGAGTAAATGTTTTGTTGTATCAGAATGTTTCTGGGGGCACTCTAAATATAACTAACTTTATAAATGGAGTACCAGGGCAGGTATTATACTTTTTTGGTCTTGGTGACGCTATCCAGTTACGGCACGACGTCCACGGCGCTGGTGAAGGACTTATTAGATTAGCGGTAAACAACCACGTAGCTGTGGATCAAGATTTTGGGATTTGTCTAATTAATATTAACGGAATATGGTACGAACGTGCCAAACTAGCTG